AGAGGTTACAAGCTGAACAAGCACTCCAAAATCAAATGCTCGCCGGAGCAGGCACGGGCGGTGATGGAACTCCGCCTCAACCCAGCATGGGACCAAATATCGGGCCTGCTGGAGTCCCGATTGGTTGATGCGCGGGAACGCCTAGAGCAAGTAGATGAAACGAATTTTCGATTTGAGCAAGGCCGTGTACATGAGTTGCGGTTCTTTCTCGAATTGGAAGATACCGCGAAAGCGGTACTAGACAGAGAGCGGACTCCTAAGCGAATACCCGCAATTGATTAACGGACATCCACGTTAGTGGCCCCGAGGAAAATATTATGGCTAGTAGAAATGACCCTGAACGACTAGAAGCTGAAGCGAAAGAACTGCTCAGCAAGCTGACAGAAACGGAAGAGGAATCTCCTGATATCGAGGAGGAAACCGAAGAAGTGGAAGCTCTTGCCGAAGAGACCCCCGAGCCTACGGATACGGTCGAAGTTGAAGCGGATGAGGCTCCAGCATTTGAGGAAGAAAGCGGCGAAGTATCTCAAATGCAGGATCGGCTAGACAAAGCCGAGAAAGCGATGAAAGGCGCACAGGCGCGTATGACCAAAGCTACCCAAGAGGCGGCTGATTTACGCAAATTAAATGCGGATCTCATGCAGGCTGTTGGCGATCTTAAAGGTCAGCTTGAGGCAAGACAGAAAGACAATGAGCAGTTAGCGAAAATTCGGGAGGAATATCCTGATATAGCTGGTCCGCTCCTTGACGAGTTAAGTCGAACTCAAGCAGAGGTTTCAAGCACCAAAGAGGCTTTGGCGGCTGAAGAACAACGTAGGCAGGATGCGCTCACTGCACAAGCGCAAGCCGAGCATTTTGACCGAATCCGAGCGGTCCACCCCGACGTCGATCACCTGATCGAAACTGCGGACTGGATCAATTGGTTAGAGGTTCAGGATGGTCGGACGCACGAGTGGATTGAGCGAGGTTCATCCAACGACGTCAACGCTGTTCTTTATCGGTTCAAAGCTGACATGGGCATGAAGCCACCTACGCCGCAAGAGCAGGCTCTAGAGAAGGCACGAGCGGTTGCAGAACCCAAAATGCCAAAAACTCGAAAGCCCAAAACTGGTGGAAAGAAGACTTGGACTATAGACGAGATCAAGCGGATGCCGAATCGAGACTTCGAGAAGTATCAGGCTGAAATCATGAAGGCTATGGAACAAGGAGCTATCCGCCGTTAATTAATCTCTTGTGAGGATTTAACAATGGCTTTTTCATTTTTCAGCACGGGCGCTGGCGCTAACGAAGTAAACTTCATCCCAGAAGTTTTTAGTAAGCTCCTTCAAGCTAAGTTTTACAAGGCTTCTGTACTGCCCGCAATTAGTAACACCGATTATCAGGGCGAAATCTCTGGTCAAGGTGACAAGGTAATCATCCGTACTGTACCAGCCGTAACTATCAACGATTACGCTGGAACTGTTACGAATCAGGATCTCACCACAGGTACTGTGGAGATGCTCATCGACAAGGCGAAGTATTACAGCTTCAAAATTGACGATGTCCTGAAGGCTCAGGCTGACATCAACTTGCTCGAGGCCGCATCTGGTGATGCCGCTGAAGGCATGCGTATCGCAGTCGAGACTGATATTCTTTCATCTGTAATCGGCGATGCAACAACTACTGGCTCACAGACCACTATCACTTCAAGCAACATCTTGAGTGAGATTCTTGAGCTTTCGCAGGCTCTCGACGAGCTGAACATCCCAGAAGAAGGTCGCTTCATCGTCCTGTCTCCTGAGTTTGTTTCTATGCTCAAGCAGAGTGAACTGCGTCAGGCTTACTTGACTGGTGATGGCACTTCGCCTCTCAGAAACGGTCAGGTTGGCATGGTAGATCGTTTCACTGTTTATCAGTCAAACATGTTGCACACACCTGCATCTGGCACAGACGCTGGTTATACCCACGTTCTTGCTGGTCACCCAAAGGCGATCTCATTCGCGTCACAGTTCACTAACACTGAGACTGTACGCCTTGAGACAACTTTCGGCGAAGCGGTGCGCGGCCTCAAGGTCTATGGCTCTAAGGTCGTAAACCCTGACTGCCTCTGCGTAGGTAAGTGGACTTAATAGGTCTTATGGGGAGGGCAACCTCCCCTATTCCTTTGGGTTGAAAAATGGAAACAGGTAAGCGTTTTAGAAAGGACGAGCTGTACAAGGAGGCGATGGATTTATTCAACGTCAAACTTGATCGCAGACTCAAGCTCGAAGAGCTGGAGGAGCAATTTGTTCGTCTGAAAAACAACACCAACGAGCCTACTGTTGAGGACGAAACGGAGAGACGAGTACCTCGTACCATCCGCAACGTAGTCACCGGTAACACGTTCGGCTTCCTACCCAACTGGGAAAGCAACCCTAACCTTGAAGTTATCGAATGGGAGACTGAGTGATGGCAACTACAAAGGTAGTAGACATCTTGGACAGGGCATCAATCATTCTACAGGACAGCACCAACGTCAGATTCCCAAATGCTGAGTTGTTGAAGTTCTTCAACGATGCACAGAAGGAAGTTGTCCTGCATCGCCCTGATGCCAAGATGGTGAATGA